ATGTTTAGTTATATAAAAAAATTGCAATACCCCATCAATATTAAGAACCCGGATCCCCGCGCTGCGTCCATTATCATCAGTCAGTACGGCGGACTGTATTGCATTTAGATATAGAGTCAAAATATGGACAGTAAATGACGGTGTTAAGCCAAAAATCGCACTTGTTTTTCAATTCGTGGCGGAAAATGTGGCTAAAAATCCATCAAATATAGTAGAATATCTCCAGTGTGTTGTCCGGCTTTTTGAATGTGATGTGGTCTACAATGGAGCGCAGGGCTTCGTTCTTGACACTTTCTGCTGTATCCGGAGACTTTATCAAGTTGAGCACAAAACTGGCTTGCTGGACGAACTGGGGCGGAATTTCGCCGCTCTGTGACTTCTCAACCTTGACCTGCTCGGCTTTGAGCGCTTCAATCTTATTTTGAAATGCCCGCTTTTTGCGCCCATACTCTTCCAGTGTGTCATACCCGGCATCGTAGGCATCACTGGCCCGCTTGATCTTTTCTTCTTCCTTACGAATGAGCAGCGAGTAGTCTACCACTTCATTTTGCAGCTGCTCCTTTGGCAGCACATTGAATTCCAAGGTCTCCAGGGACTTCTCAATGGCAGCAATCACCGCAGCGTTGGCCTTGCGTATGGATAGGTAGTGGGATACCTTGCACTTGCCCCTGGCGTAGTTGTGGCATTGCACGGCGGGGTCCCTGGCGGCAATATAGGTCAGCGTGGCACCGCAGGTGTCGCAGCGTAAAAGGCCTTTCAGCATGAATGTGACAGGCTGCTCCTTGCGCTGCCATTTGCCATACCGTCTTTTCTGTTCCATGATCTTCTCCTGTACTTGATCGAATGTGTCTTGATCTATGATCGGCTGGTGCTTGCCGTCCACATACATAACCTTGCTGTTATCGCCCTTGTACCGGTCTCTGGAGGCTCTGCCGTCTGTGCTCCAGCGGATTTTACCAGCATACACCGGGTTCATCAGTATGTACTCCACAAAGCGGTTGTCCGGCGGGTTGCCTCGGTAGGTCTTTACGCCCATGGCGTTCAGCTCCATGGCAATCTTGCGGTAGCCTTTGCCGGACAGAAAAGCATTAAAGATGTACCGCACGGTGGGTGCGTCCTCGTTGGGTGTGAACACTTTGTTTTGGAGGTCGTAGCCAAAGGCACCGGCGCTCATGGCTTCGCCACGGCTTGCCTTTTCCGTCATGCCCCGGGTCACTTCCTGGGACAGGCGGGTGCTGTAATACTCGTCCATGAATTCTATAATGCGCTCGATCAGCGGGGCAAAGGGCGAGTCGTCTATGGTCTCGGATATGGAGATCACCGACACGCCGATGCGCCGCAGCATGGACTTATATACGATGCTTTCTTCCTGGTTGCGGGCAAACCGGCTGAATTTCCATACAAGAATTGCCTGGAATGGGTGCTCCTTGCTTTTTGCAAAGGCGATCATATCATTGAACGCCTTGCGCTTTTTAACGCTTCGCCCGGAGATACCATCGTCATAGAATACATATTCATCCGGCACGCAGTAGCCGTTTCTGCCGGCGTACTCACGAATGAGCTTAATTTGGCTGTCCGGGCTGTACTCGTCTTGCCGGTCGTCACTTACGCGGATATATGCCGCTGCATATTTCATTGTACCACTCCCATAGATTGTACTTAAAAAAGGGCGCAAAAATACCCTGCTTGATTTATCGGCAGGGATGTGGTACAATATCCAGTGTTGGGTGGGTTATGTACTACATATCCTGCTTATCGGCTCTATCCTGTTGGCGCAGGGTAGGGCTTTTTTTATTATCCGATGCATTCAGGGCATGGACGGAAGCCGTCACTTTCTGCCGCTTCGGTGTTGTATATCCAAAAGGCTTTGTTTTCGTCAAACCGTGGACATGAATATTTGTGGTAATATTTTCCACCATTTGTACACACGGCGTAGCGCTGGTAAAATGACAATTCGAGTACCGCTCTGCTATCATAGCTCCTGTCTAGGTCTGTGTATTTTCGCTCTAAGTCTGAGTAATCGTGAAGTTTCTGGTTATATCTATCCCAGAGCGCCTGATACTCGTTATTCGCATCGTCCAAAGACGACTGCACTTCAGCTTTTTCGGAAACAACACGGTTATATGCTGCGCTTTTACTGATGGCCACGCCGGCAGAAACGATGGCAAGGACAATCGCTATTGCCATGCAAATAAGCGCAATCTTTGTTTTGCGGTCTGTAGTATGCGTGGTGGCATACTTCGGCTTGACGATATTCACTTCCACATCGTCTACATTGTATGGATCGGTAGCGACTGAACTTTCGGGTGCGCGATCGTGAGTTTCCGCTTTAGTCTCATGATCACGCCATGGCTTGCCGTTTATGAGCGTTTGGGGCTCTGCTGTTGGTGCGCTATTATGGTTCGCTTTTTCTCGTTTACTTTTTTTGAGAAGTACAGAATATCCGATCCCGTTCCAAAGGCATATAGCTGCCATATTTATTGCGCGAGTACCAGTGGGAGTAGAACCAGTTGCAAATTTGATGGCCATAACTATGGCTGCCGAGATAATCGCCCATACAATGGTCATAATCTTTGCGGCTTTAAGAGAAAATGACCGGCGGTGGATTAAACGAGCAATGACATACGGCAAAAGATAAATTGCTAATGTAAGAATTATATTAAGGAGAATAACCTCGAAATCCATATTCTGTTCTTCTTTCTTTTTTCAATTATTATTTGCAACAGTCCGGGTCGGGTTCGTACCCGGCTTCTTTTGCTTCATCTATACTGTAAACATAAAATAGCCCTGAACTTATATCCGGACAACCATATTGGTGGTAGTAAGACGAGTGCTCGTCCGTAACGAAACAGACTTTATCTCTGTAAAAATCAGTTTCTTTTTTGAGCGAGTAAGTGGAAACGCCATAAATGACGACAATGGCAGCTATGATAAATGCGGCTGCTGCTAATTTGTTTCTGTCGTTACACACAAATATCCAGGCAATCACCAGCAAAGCGACAACGATCACAATTTGCCATGTTACACGGTTACTACCCGGCTGGCTGGCGGAAATGCGGGTGCGCTGTGAATCTTGTGCGCTCTGGCTGCCATAGGTGTAGTCAGAAGAACTGTAATCCGTGTCGTCATAATCACTGTATGAACTGGAATTATCATAATCACCGTATGGACACACGCCGTTTTCATGATCGTGTGCCGGATGTCCGTGATGGTAGTGATATTCTCCGGTGGCAGTATCATGGTGCCCGCCAGCACTATCCGTCTTTCCAGAGTGCGCAGATGTGCTCATGGGAATAAAACATACGGAGAGCACAATCACCAATAATAGAAGGATAATTCTTTTTCTTTTTTTCATTATGATTTTATTGCTCGATCTCGCGGACCAGCAGGCGGGGAATGCCAAGAACATGGCATTGCTCCAGGTCCTCGTTTCGGATGGTCTTAGGGGTGTACTCCGGGTTGATAGGAATAAGCTTCACCCAGTCTTCACCGTCCACATATTCTATCTTCTTCAATGTAGCCATATCGCCGTCATAGATGATGGCGCCGATCTCACCGGAGCGGTTCATGGTGCTCTGCTTCAGGATCAGCACCTTGTCGCCGTCCATATACTGCGGGTACATACTGTCACCTTTAATGGATAGCACAAAGAAGTCGTCCCGGCTGCGGCCGTGCAGGTAAGACTTGGGTATCTCTACCGTATCACCGCTCCAGTCCTCGTATGCAGGGTAGTCATACCCGGCGGCAATCTCACCAATTACCGGGAAGATCACAGTATCTTCTGTCACTTCCGGAGCGCGGAGAGACTTTTGTTCTATGAGATCGGATTTAAGACACCCAAAATAATTAGCCAATGCCTCTATTTTATCCATGCGGGGCATTTTTTCGCCGTTTCGCCAACTGGATACAGTAGATTTACTTACTCCAAGAAGGTTGACTATATCGGAAGGCGTTCTGTCACATTCTTCCATTATAGAGTTCAGATTCTTGGCGAATATTCTTTTGTCGTATTCCATATTGTTCACCTCACTGCATCTTACGAAACCACTATACACTTAAAGACGAAAAAAGTCAACATTTTTTGCAAAAAAGTTCGCTTTAAGTGTTGACTTGCGACCAAATGTATGGTACACTTTAAGTGAACTCGAGAAAGGAGGTGCTGAACACGATGTTTAAGATAACGCTCAAAGCTGCGCGCATCAATGCGAATATGCGTCAAACGGATGCGGCTATGGAGGTCGGAGTAAGTAGAGATACTATACGAAATTGGGAAACAGGCCGTTCTTCCCCTAAAGTAGATCAGCTTTGTAAGCTGGCAGACCTCTATGGGGTCCCTATGGACTATATTTTTTTACCTACAAGGTTCACTAAAAGCGAACAATTGTGACGAGACAGCCAGCCTTTAGATAAGCAGCAGGCAGCGGGGATATATTTTTTCATTTCTCTTTCTTTTTTCTTTTTTGATTTCCCGCACGCCCGCCCCACCCAACATCACATTTATCGCAGCGGGCGGTCTGCTGCTGATTTAAGGGCTGGCAAATAAAAAGGACCGACTGCGGGCACAGTCGGTCAAAGGAGTTGATAGTCAAAAGGCATACACACATATCAACACCTATAGTATAGGCGTTGAGAGAGAAAAAGTCAAGGCATACGGACAATCCGGTCTTGCGTAATTCTTAATGAGGTGAACGAAATGAAGAAAGAACTGACCACCGTGATCATGGTTATGGTGGACGGCAAGGTTAAGCCCTTGGAGGACTTGACGGAAGAAGAACACAGCCGCATGCTGGCGGCGATGGCGCACCGGCTCACAGAGAGCATGAGCGACTATTACGCCCAGCACCCGGATGAGGTAAAGGAGTTAGCGAAGATATGACCAGACGAGAAAAGACGGCAGTCAACTGCAAAGGAGAATAACAATGGATAATGAGAAGTTGAAAGAGATACTGGAACGCCACCGTAAGTGGTTGAACGATGAGGACGGCGGCGAGAGAGCCGACCTGTATGGAGCCAACCTGCGTGGAGCCAACCTGCGTGAAGCCAACCTGCGTGAAGCCAACCTGTATGGAGCCGACCTGTATGGAGCCAACCTGCGTGGAGCCAACCTGCGTGGAGCCAACCTGTATGGAGCCAACCTGTATGGAGCCGACCTGCGTGAAGCCAACCTGCGTGAAGCCAACCTACGTGGAGCCAAAAACCTTCCCTTCATACCGCTTGTGTGTCCTGAAAGAGGCTCTTTCACAGCGTTTAAAAAGTGTGGCTCATACATTATCGAACTTTTGATTCCACAAGACGCAAAACGCTGTTCAGCAACCACGAGAAAGTGCAGAGCCAGTTATGCCAAGGTGGTGGCTATCACGAATATGGACGGTAGCCAGGCTGAAGTCGATCATGTGACCAACCATGCTTATGAACCGATTGAATATAAGATCGGCGAATATGTGCATCCGGACTCTTTCGATGATGATAGATGGAACGAGTGTTCGCATGGCATTCATTTTTTCATCAACCGCCAAGAAGCGGTGGAGTATTAAGGAGAAAACCAATGACAAAACGAGAAAAGGCAGGAATTGTGCTGGTGGTCACCGGCTTTCTGCTGGTGCTGTTTGGTTGCTGTCTGGTGGCGGACAATCCGTACTGGTGGGTGTCTGTAGCAATCAGCGGTGCCGGATGTGGCCTGATCGCCCTGGCAGTGTTCGTACTGCCTAAGGACGAGGACGAGGCCCGACAGGACAAGCAGCTGGTGGTTGAAGATGATAAGGATAGAGTGGTGCTGCTGGCGCCGCTGACAGAC